ACTGAGTTTCACCCAATCGTCCGATCTTTCGTGAGAGTTTGAGGTTGATGAGTCCGTAAGGTTCGCCTTTGCCTTCATAACCATCCCAGAAGAAGTCGTGCAAATCTCCAATATCGTGACACACGACTGAGTTGTTGGACATGGCTCGCCATGAGGGGATATTGCCCAAGTCCCATCGCTTAGCAAGTAGATATTCCACATCGTCAGCATCTCCAATAGCGATTTGAGCACTACGACGCACGTTACCTGCTACGACAACAGCACCAATAATGTTCATAATGTCCAAACAGTCAACAGGACGAAGCTGCTTACCTGCACGTTTTTCCAGCACTTTACTGATGTTTTCAATACCCCATACCAAGTCTTCAGGACCTGATGCAGTTCCGCCAAAGCCTTTGATAGGAGCCCCTTTAGAACGAATCAACTGCGTCGAGTAGCTAAAAGTCTGTTTACCTGAGCTGTGAGCCAAGAAAGCAGCTTTAAGTGTCTTACCAAGAAGAGCCACCCAACCTTCACGGCTGTCAGGAACAATAAAATCAGCCCCACTATCGTTACTACGAGTAGGACACTTAAAATCCAGATTAACTGGAGGAAGTTTATTAACATTTTCTTTCTGAATGTTGTAGCCAACGCCTGAGCCAAGCATCAACATATCCATAGCCCATGTAAAAGGCTCCACAGGCTTATCAACGGTACGGAAAGCACAGTTTTGAAGGCTAGAAAGACCTAATTTGTCCACTGTGTCTGTACCGAGTTGCCACCAGAAACGGCCTGCCACAGAACCTTTAAGGCCCAATAGGTAGTCACGTAAGCGCTGTTCTTCTTCCTTAGAAAAGCCACATTTAAGCTGTTCATCACAGGCTTTAATGACGCGTTCTACGGTGTCGGGGAACTCTTCTGTAGGGCTGTTGATGTCGTTCTCATTCAAGCGACGAGCATAAGTACGCTTGTATGTCAAATAGCCTACTGAAGACCAAGGAGTCCCTACTTCGTACATGTCTTTTGTTGTATCGTTCATTTATTGTTTATTCTCATTGTTAAAGTGTTGAAGGAAAAGCATACAGCAAATAGCGTGTGCCAGATGCGAAAGCCCCGTTTCACTGTCGTTAGTGGATTCATGCTTATAAGCGATTAGGTGACGCATTGCTGCATTCCAATAGCGCTCATCAGCGTTATCCACATACATCCAGTTGTTCGGGGCGTATTTTTTGGACCCGAATTCTAGCACTTTTACCACTTCTTGTAAAGCTCCAAAGGGCATTAAACTCCAATTTAATTTACCTGAATCATATTTTACACCTTTAGTATTCACTTCTTCAGGAATGTTCAATGAAGCCATATATTCCTCAATCTGCTTTACTGTTGGTTTGTCCATATTTACGCTCCAAATACTCGATTGATAACATCATTTCATCAAAATGACCATCTTGTACATCATTCAGTACAACTAATCCTCGCCAATGACGATTGCTTAGCTGGTCCATGTAGTCTTCGTCATGGAGGTAATAACTGCCAGCCACAATAGCACAGATAGGTTTACCATCAGCACGTTTTCCATAAGCAATCTGTTTCCCTTGTTGATGGCCAGCGACACAAGACATATGCAACTTGCTAATGATAGCGGCAGGAGAAGCAGCAGGGCGTCCCATCGCTCCAACAGGCCAATAGTGATTAAAACCCACACCATTGATAAAAACAGGGTGTAAAAACTCATGTACTTCCCAATCTTTCAAGTTAAGGTCATCATAGGTCAATAGGCCTTCTAGCATAGGATTGTTATTCACAGCCCTAGTGAGTCGATGCTCATGGTTACCTTTCAAGAAGACCATACGAGGTTTATACACCTTCTGTTTGTTCTCTTTCTGGTTCTTCTGGAGAGCATGAAGAGGATTCAACAGAGTCAACATCCCTGTGTTACCGGCCGCTACGTCAGCAAGATAGCGTTTACCTTCAAAGTATTTACTGCCTGCTTTGTCGTGGCTAGAGAGGCTAGGAAAGTCCCAATGGTCCCCTAAGTGAACAACTACGTCAGGACGGTACTCGCAAATTGCTTTCCCTGCCCATGTGAGATGTTCTTGAGGAGCATCAGGCTTGGCTTGGGTGTCTGGTATACAAAGTATTCTCATTTGTAGATGTCTCCAGCATCAGTCCAATAGTAGGCTTGAGGGAAAGCTAACAAGAGTTGCTGAAGTACACCATCGTTCAAGCAACGACCGTATCCAGCAAGTTCTTTACCTTCATGGTCTTTTTCATTGATAGGGAAGACAACTGAGTAATAAACTTGCTCTTTGATGCTGTAACCATAATGCTTTTCCATCTCATCTATGACCTTATCAAGTACTTCCATCCAAGTACCCTCATGAGGCTCTATAGTCAGCGTGTGCTTAATAGGATGATACTCATCACATTCATCAATCCACTCATTTGTTCGCATCTCAAAAGCCCAATAATCTTCAAGCTTAGGAACTGTGTCTTCAGCTTCAAATGGTTTATACCATAGTGTCTTAAAGTTTTGCAGCTGTTCATTGAAGAACAATTTAGTCTTATCAAACATAGTTAATTCCTTTTGCGTTGGTTGTGGTTTAACAATCAAGTGAAAATACTCATCGAGAGTTATCGCGTTAAGTGTCATAGAACTCTCCGTCCATTGGATGATACACGACATAAGCAGTCTCAAAGATTCCGTTACCGTAGTCCTTAACAACTGGCGATGTCTCTATCATTCTACACCCTAATCGAGGATGGTCAATTACGTACACTTTGTACCCCTTAGTCCAATCAGGGATGAACATAGGAGGTTTATAGTGAACTATCAGCTTTGCCATCGTTGAAGGCCTCCATGACGTTAGGGAAATGCTCTTCTAAGATCTTAGCACACTGAAGGGCTACATCACGATGCTCTTTCTGGGTTGAAGCATCAGTACGAATATCAACATAGTGAAGCCAAGAACGAAGAGTACCTTGCATATACATCTTGGAGACAGTCAAGCCTTCAGGAAGGAATACACGAGCACACTCTTTAGCGATACCTTTATCCAACGCTGCTGAGTACAAGAACTTAGCTTCATTGACTAACCTACGTTGAGCACCTTCAAACCAGTTCTGTAAGCTGATGTCATCAGTGTACAAGCTGTTCTGACGGTTCTTAGTGTCTTGTAGTCGAGCTTGAGAGTTCTGAATGAACCCTTCAGAGACTGCGTATCGCTGACTCAGTTCCTGAAACGTAAAGCTTCGATGTCGAAGAATTTGCCGTGCAATATCTCTTGTTGTCTCAATTTCAACGCAAACATTTACCATCTCAAAAGGGCTAAAGTGTTTATTCTTCAATAAATATTTTAACAACTTCGGAGCTGTTGCTTCGTTGTCTTGATTCTTCGGATTGGACACACGAGCCATATAAGCAATAAGCTTTTCAGCCTCAGGTGTTACCCACACTAGACGTACTTGTTGGGACATATTGTTTACCTTCCTCTATCGCTTTCTTTAAGATTTCAACTAAACCAAAATTGACTAACTGTTGTACCTCCAATGGAGATAACGTCAAGTCAAAGTCAGCACTTCCATCAGGATTTTCTTTCGTTAACGTAAGTTCCATTGTTTGCGTACTCCTTATGATGTTTGTTTCTAGCCTCATCTGCAACAAAACAAGCTAATTCAAAATCTTCATACACACCTAGATACTTATAAGTATCTTTAATCTTCAAGCGAACAAACCATTTATTAGCAGCTTTTGACCAGCTAACACCTTTATGTCCCGAAGTGTTGTCGATTCGTTTTTTAGAATTATACCCGTTTTCTTTGTATGAACACTCACGTAAATTCTCAATACGGTTGTTTAAACGATCTCCGTCTATGTGGTCTACCATTTTTGGAATATACCCATGATGATAAGCGAAGACAAGAGTATGTAATAAACAACGTCTACCGTTAAAACGAGCTTCTCTGTAGCCTCGGCTATGAGGTGTCCCAATGTGCCGACCCTTTTTACGTTTACGGTAATTGTTTTTCCAAACTAAAGCACCATCAACATAGTCAACAGCTTCTCTAAGTTTTATAATGAAGTCTTGATCCGTCATAAATACTTTTCCTCCTTTCTTTTATCCAAGAGTCTGGAATCTCCTTATCAGCGAACAAGAACCCGTTTTTATGGCACCAGTCGGCATAGGTTGTGCGACTATTCTTACTGATTTTCTGACGAGAGTTAGAAAAAATGAAGCGAATGTCTAAGTGAGGTTGTTGTCGCTTAATGAGAAGATGTTTCTTCCTATCAGCTACCAAGAACCTACCCTTTGACTCAATGATAATTCCATTCTCAAGTTCAAAGTCTGCGGTGTACATGTGCTCACTAGCAGGTTGAATGTACTTGATTTTAGTTTCTTCATAAGTAAAGTTAACGCCTCGTGCTCTAAGGGAGTCAGCTAAGTCTTCTTCAAGACCTGAGCGATAACCATTCTTGAGAGCATGGGCACGTTTCTTACTAATTACTTTACGAGTTACCATTAAAGCTTTGTTCTTTCATACTGATGTAACAACTGACCAAAGGCGTCTACAAAGACTTCTTCATGCTGCGTATGTCCCATAGAGAACATAATAGCGTGAACAAGTTCATGGAAGAATGTTTGTTCAGTAAACACTTTGTTCATTCCTGCACGCAAGAAGATTGTCTGAGTATCGCAAGCGCACTTACCGTACTCACTTAAGTCTTCTACGTACTTGACGCTCCATTGACACCCAACGAGATAGAAGCTCATCGGAATAGAAGGCTTTAATTTCTTAGAAGACATCTATTCAGCTCCTCGCTCTTGCAGAGCTGTGGAAAGAAGTGGGCACGTTTGGTTTGGTACTCTTCGAAGCCATAAAAGTCCTAGGTTTTCATCGACACGAAGTTGATTACCATCATAAGCTTTGAGACAAGCGTCATAGTATTCCCTTTCAGTTTTACAATCCTTTAAAAGCTTTTCAGCCTTCTTAGGTCCAATGCCTTTCAAGCCAATGATGTTGTCAATACGGTCCCCTGTGAGCACCTGAGTGAATAAGTTACGAAGACCTTCTTCCTCAGTAACGTAGTATTCCTCATGCTTCACGAAGTTGTAATGCCAACCTGCAACTTGATCTAGGTCTTTGTCAATGGAGACAATCCATCCGCCTGTCTTGGTAGCCTCGATAGCCACTGCATCGTCTGCTTCCTGCCCTTCTACCAGTTCTGCACCAAGGCGCTGGAGATGTTTACGGATAGCATCATAATGTACTGGCTTCTTAGCATCCTTCCTATTACCTTTGTAAGGTTCAGTAACTGCTATGTTATTTCGAAAGTTACTCTTACCAGTGATATACGCTTTGTAGTCATCACATCGCAAGTCTTGATAAACAATCTCATTAACTAAAGCAGTTACTCTACCTAAACAAAGCTCTTCTGATACATCATTAGATGCAAATCCGACTCTGTAAGTAATCAAATCCGCATCTATGATGGCTAATCGAGGCTTAGAGAGCTTCGTCATCTTCCGAAGTAGTCTCTGGGACGTAAGTCTTCACTTCAGTAACCATGATTGTTTTCAGAGAAGGAGCGTTACCGTGCTTAGATGACATACGGTGAGTGTACGAACCGACGATAGCTACGCACTTAGAACCGTTACCCAAAGCTTCGATAGGGACTTCCTTGAGGTTGTCATCAGTAGGTTTGAATAAGTACTTGCTCTTAGCAACAATGAAGTTGCCCATAGCATCTTTGTGTTTCACTTTGATACCCAAGCCTGTGAGCTTCGCTGCATCATCATCGCTGATGTTACCAATAGTGCATTCATAGCGGTCATTGTCTGTGTTGAATGCTTTGTTAAATTCAGCCATCCACTTACTCCAGAAGAGCTCGCCTTGGATTTTTACGGGTTTAAGATCTGACATATTTTCAATTCCTTTGAAAGTTAATAAAATCCTGCTTACCATACTACAGGGACACTGCCCTCCAGACCCTCTATGCTATGTGCATAGCGTCATACGGAGCTTAGTTGCCTTTCAACAACCGTGTCGGATCAAGCTGATTCTACTGTAGATAGCTGCCTTCTTTGCGAGAAAGAGCCTCTGCTTCATCTTCAATGTAATCTAGAGCTGCTGAAAGCACCAAGTATACATCTAAAATATCCAAATCATCACTGTGCATAATCATGAATGATTCATCACTAATGTTCAGCATGATTTGAGATTTCATTTTATCTGATTTATCTATCAATGGGTCATTCTCCAGTTTAAGCCTATCTTGTACTCACCGTCCAGAGGACAACGTAGATTATACGCCATGCCTGCTTCTCTAATTGATTGTACACAAGCTTTACCTGCTTCTTCAGCAATATCAGGCTTACATTCAAATTGTAGCTCATCGTGGACATTCGCGACTAGCTTAATATCCCACTTGTTCTCTCGGATTTTACCATCAAAGATCACAAGAGCTTTTTTCATCACGATTGCACCTGCGCCCTGAAGTAAGCTATTGAGTGCCGCATGTTCAGAACGAACCCAAATCTTGCGACCATCAAGCCCCGGTACATAGCCCTTGGACGCATATGTGGATACCGTATTACGTAAACGATTGAGCGCGGGAGTCCCTTTAAGAAAGGTATGGATGAGCCTTTGTCCAGCAGTACTATTACCACCGACAATCGAGCCAATCTTGGCAGGACCTGCCCCATAAAGGAAGGCGTAGATAAACGTCTTAGCTTGGTCACGTGTTTGTAAGCCGGCTGCTTTTTGATTAATCGTGTGGACATCCGTGCCGTCTTTAGAGCTTCCTTCGGTGACTGTTTTGACATACCCTTCATCCTTCATGTAATGAGCCAACATACGTAGCTCTAAACCACTAGCATCACATCCAACTAGGACATTACCTTCTTCAACTGTCCAGCACTGACGACATTC